CTTTTGACCATACCCACTGTTTATAGTCATACTTATCAATTACACCGTCTTGCGGAAGCGAAACTGGAGTGTCTCCGTCTAAAATCTCAATTGTTAGATTGCCTGTGTCAGGGTCTAGACGAAACCCGTAAAACACTTTATCGACCAAATCTGTGCCTTCGTAGAAACCACTCATTATGAAACTCCTTGTAATATGGAGAATACTGCATCAATGCTGGCAGCTACTTTTGCGGAAATAACTAACTTATCTCCAGTTGCTAGAACAAGTTTATTACCTTTTGATAACTCATAAGGCTCGCCTGCGTCTACTCGTTTGTCTTTTTGTATGTAGGTGTCTTCTGAACCCCTACGAATCTTTAGTGTAAATGGCACAGAAGTACTAAGCAAATTGTTGATACTTCCGCCAATTACAATACATTTTTCTGGTGCTGTAAAACTAATTACTTCGGTAGTTCCAACGGCACGTGATATTGCGTTTACAAATACTGTTGCCATATGTTACCCCAATGCAATTGCCATGATAATGGCTTTTTCGTTTGCTATTGTTTCTATTAGTGCGCTTCCGCCACCGCCTCCAGTACTAAAACTGGAAATGGTGTTATCTGACTTTTTAAAGTACATAACACCATCAGAATCATTAATAGCAACTTCACCAAATTCCAGATCTTCTGGTTCCGGGACTGCGCCGGGAACTGAGCTGCGCTTTAGTTTAATTACTGTAGACATTTAGTTCCCTTATCTTATTAATAGCTTCCGCCATCAACTTGTACTAATTCTACTAAACCATCAGTTACAGTGAACTGTGTGTTAATAAACTTAGACAAACCTTTGATTAACGTAGTAGCTGTTGGAATAACTGTTTCGGAAATTGCAGTTACCAAACCTTTGGCATTTACTGTTAGTGTTGGCACAGTGATTGAGTCACCGTACTCGCCAACGTTTGCGTTAACTGTTGCCAGTGTAAGTGCTGCACTAACTGCTGCGCTTCCATCAACTGCGGTAAGTGTAGCAGTTGCATCACCTGTTAAACTCAAATCACGAGCTGTTTTCCATTTGGTAGCTGTTGAGGCATTTCCAACTAGTTCAGCATAAACATTTGCGACTGTTAAGTCTTTATTTAATACCCAGCGATCATCGCCACTGTTGTACAAAATTGTAGCAGGAACTGTTGGTCCGCGAACTGTAATACCACCACCGTCAGCCATTGCTGCACTAGTAGCGTCTTTGGCTAATTCAATATTCTTATCACCAATCGACACAGTGGTTGAGTTAACTGTTGTAACTGTTCCTAATACTGTTAAGTTGCCTGTAATCGAAGCATTGCCGTCGATGTTAATATTTGCAGCAGTAATGTCGTTGGAGTATAGTACGCCGTTGATTGTAGCATCATTAAACACAACATTTGATGTAGGTCCTAATGCTTGTGGCAAACTAATTGTAACTGTGTTATCGGTTACTGCAGTTGTTACGCCTGTACCGCCTGTGATTGTTAAGGTATCTGTTAACAAACTTATGGTATCTGTGCCAGTATTACCAGCAATGGCCAAGTTAGTTGCAACTGATACAGTACCTGCAGCAGTTAATCGACCTTTGGCATCTACTGTAAAAGTAGGAATATCTGTGGCACTACCATATGTGCCTGCAACAACGCCTGTGTTTGCAAATGTAATTGCTGCACTAACGTTTGCTGATCCGTCGATTGCTGCTAGTGTAGCGGTAGCATCGCCTGTTAAACTCAAGTTACGTGCATTTAACCATTTGGTGGCTGTTGAAGCATTGCCAATTAAATCTGCAGTAACGTTACGTGCAGTAAAATCGCCGTTTGAATCACGTTTTACTAGTGTGCCGACTGTATTTAAATGTGTGGCTGCGTCAACCATGTCTGTATAACGCTTACCACCAATAATAATATGATTAACAGCATTACCAGCAGTTTCAAGACCTAAGCCAATGTAGAGTCTGTCACCACCATTTGATCCGTTGTCTGCTAAACCAGAATAAGCTAGTTCACCAGCTCCAAGTACCCCTGGATTACCTGACGTTTCACTTCGTTTGATTCTTAAAATAGAAGCCATTGCCTATCCTTTTTAAAACTGTCCTGCTTCAAAGATTTGTTTGTCCAACAAATTTGTAGCAGTCCATTTGTTTGTTGCGGTATTGTACACCAGTACTCCACCATCCTGCAGTTGAGTAATATCAACGTCCAAGGAACCAGTAATAGAGCTAACCATTGCTGGAGGTAACATTCCGCTAGTAATAATTCTAGCGGGCTTATCGTCTGTTACAACGCGATTGATTGTTTGTTCTTGTATTACGCTAGTGTCACCACTTTGTGTTACCACAACTTCAGTTGTCATCGTGTGACCTCCTGTACAAGGGTAAGGTTACCGTAAATAAAAGGTATAACATTATTGCCATTATACAGTTCTAAACTATATACTGCAGTTGGAAAGTTAAAGGTTTGTGTTACATTTGCCAACAGAGTAATCTGTATTGTTTTATTCACAGCATCCAATGCAATCTGTGAATTTTGCGTTGTTGCTTCGTGAATTATTGTAGTACTGTCCACTGTTTCACGGATCTGCATACGTGCTTGCAAGCCAATTAATGGAACAGGCTGGTTATACTCGATTACGCCGCCTGAAGTATAAGTTGTGTAACCAAGACTATTTACTTGGTTAATTTGTATGGTATTGGTTGTAGTAGTACTTGTTTGCCAATCAGTGTACGCATTTTTTGCTGCGTTAGCTACTGGTGCAAAATTACCTGGAGGAGGTGGTACGCCTACTGGAGGGATATAGTTAAGCAATACTTGGTAGGCTTGATAACTTGCCATGTTTGCCCAAGGACGTGTTGCTGGAGCAATTGTTGCTGCATCAGCATCTCTGGCGTCTACCCATACTGCTTCCAAAGTATGCCATAGGTCTTCTAGATCATTTAGTTCTGAAATAGTGCCGGTAGACAAATAGTAAGCATCCTCACCTACACTATTGATTTCTTTCATGCCGCCTGCACCTACCACACGAAATCTCCAGCCAGTGGGTAAGTTATGAGGTTCGCTAGTAGTAATCACACATGGTGCGGATTTTGCGATTGCTTGAATGGGTACGTAGACTTTTGTCTCGGATTCCCATCTAAACGTCTCTTGAAACGTTGCACCTTGATAAATTTTATAATTGATTTTTGCTGGTTGCATCAAATCACCCTTGCTTTCTTTACTGCTACTACTGTTGGTGACATTCTTAACTTACTTACTTCATCTGTAAGTGCTACAACTTCAGTTTGCAATCGCTGATTCTCTAAACATAACTGCGACAGTTGATTATTTAAAGTAATCATCTCTTGTTGCAAGCGATTTAATTCAGTACTTAATACACCATTCTGTTCGCTCATCCGCTCTAGTTCATTATGCATTAGAGTGATAATGTTTGTTTCAGCACTAGTACTTTTCCAGTCTCTTAATAGTTTCTGTATTCCAACTGAGAAAGCAACGACTGCTAACGCAACTATTGAAATTGTCTGTATGAGGCTGTGATTTTCAATCTCCACCATAATCAGATCTCCTTATTAGCAGTGGCTATAAATTCAATTACGTTCTAACCAAAGGACTTGCCCTCTTTAAAACACCTTAAAAGCTTGTCAAGAAAAAATATTGAAACGTTCTGACATTTTGGTATATTATACCACAAGGGCTATAACTTGTCAATGCAAAAAAATACCCTGCCCATTGCTGGACAGGGTATTTTGGATGCTGAAGTTTTTGGCTTTTTGCTTTATTAAGCGCTGTACTGGAAAGGTGTATCAATAAAGCCTGACGGTGTTAATGGATACGGTACTGTAACTGGAGTTACTCGCAGAGTAATTGTCGAGTAGGGCCCACTTCCGTTGGTAACTCCAGAGAAACTGCTTGGGTTAGCCGAAGTTGATCCCACAGGTATTGTTACTGTTGGTACACTAAACGTTACACCATTTTGCACAACTACACCACTGAACGTGTACGTTGTGGTTACGGTAGCTGCACGGTTTAGGGTTACAAGCACAAATACACTAATTGGTCCAGCGGTTCCATTATTGCTGAATCCAACGCTCCAAGTAGCTGAAGATGGTGGTACTGGTGCAACATATCCACAACTTGGACTGTTATTGGTGTCTTCGTTAAACGTTCCTCCAGCACCGTCTGCTTTAGTAACTCGATAAGTATAGGGTGCACTGCCGTATGCCACGCAACCTTGACTTATGATAGTACCATATGCTGGATACACAGAAGTATCGTTTATAGTTACTGATGTTGATGCTTGGCCGTTATTTAGTTGTATAATAAAAGTCTCAGTATTTTCTGTTGTAGAATCTGCTGTTACACTGTACGAGAGCACGCTTCCGTTACTAACTGTGCCCGTTAAGCTGGCTCCACCAATATCAGCAGAACTAACTCCGCTAATTGTATAACCAAAAGAGCCTGCTTGATTAGTACTAAAACTAATAGTAAAGCTTCCGCCTTCATTAACACTTCCAACTGATCTGGTCAGTGAGTAAGTGGGGGCAATTACGCCTTGTGTAGCACCTCTAAAAGTACTAATACTTATTGCTCCTGAGGCAGCAATAGTACCGTTTGGCATAGTAGTATTTGTTTTAACGTATGTTCCACCGCGATAGTATTCACTCAGAGAGATGGGATTGCTCCCACCAAACTCTGTTTGAATAGCTGAAAAAGATACATTAGTTGTTGGTAGCGTCATACTTAGCCTCTAAACTTTGTAGTCTACTGTGTAGCTCACGGTTTTGCTCCCATAGAATAGCTATAATATTCAAGTACTTAAGCGATAATGTACCGTCATCTGTTGGCTTAACAATATCAGGATAGTGCTTTTGGAAATCTTGAGCAATAAAGCCCATACCAGGCTCACCTGTATCGGTACGAGTATACGTAACACCATGTATATCTTCAATACCTACAAAGGCATTAGAGATTGCTTTAACGTTGGTTTTTAAACGCTTATCAGAATATGCAGTTATATCACCACTAGCAGTAATTGAACCTGTTACGGTTAAGGATCCTGTAGATAGTGCTGAACTTGTAGAAGCTCCACGACCAGTAACAGTTGCAAGAGTATCTGTTTCTGTGACAGTTGGTGCAGCCCATTGACCATCACCACGCAAGAAAGTACTAGCACTAGGTGTTCCTCCCTGATCTCCTAAAGTTGTACGTACTTCAGCCATTGTAGCCCAGGTACGAGCACCGTTGAAAGTTCCTAGTATACGAGATCCAGTGGTTCCAACATTACTTGCAAGCGCTGTACTATTAAGCTCTGTGAAACTTGTTAGGCTACTGACATAAGCTAAAGCCCCCAGACCTAAGCTAGACTGTAGGGCTGATGCAGTTGGTGTAGAAAGTGTTAAGTTGCCTGAACTTGTAACCGTTCCACTTAATGAAAAACCAAGTCCGCTGCCAGTTCCACTCACACTTGTTACTGTACCTGTATTAGCTGTTGCTCCAGAAGCTATACCGTCTAGTTTAGTTTTATCAGCAGCACTCATAGAGCCTGCAGCTGCGGTAGTTGCAGCACTAATACTTATTGTAGTAACACCTGTAGTGGTACTTGCACTGATCGGCGCAGTACCAGTTATTGAAGTTATGCCTCCAGACGTAATAGTAGCCCAAGTACCATCATTACGTAAAAACTTAGTCGTATCCCCACTAGGTGCTGCAATAGTTGCAGTACCCCAGTAAAATGTATTCCAAGCAGCAACACTAGTACCCAGGTTCATTTTAGTACCGCTAGAAGCTTTACCGCTAAAACTAGGCGCACTATCAACTAAACTTGTAACCAATATACCAGCTGTATAGCTATTGTCGGCACTATTGAATCCTGCAGCAATCGCTACGGCTCCGCCTTTTGAACTCATACCAGGGGCAGTAGCTCCAGGTATATTATGAGTTAAACGTAAGTCTGTTGCACCTGCTTTGTTAACATAAAGTGAATTATCTTCAAAAGTTAAGTAACTGCTTCCACTAACAGTAGTACCGCTAGCATAGTATGCTAACTGATTAGTCGTACCAGTATTTATACCAGTAGGTGGTGTGCTCCACGTACCGTCACCACTTAAAAAGGTAGTAGAGCTTGGTGTACCACCGGCATCACCTAAATTAGCACGTACTTCTGCAGGAGTAGCCCAACTACGTGCACCGTTATAAGTAGTTAAAATTCTATTGCCTGTAGAACTTGGATTGGGCGCTAAAGCTGCGCTGGCTATTTGTTGAAAAGTAGTTATGGAATTAACATAGGCAAGATCGCCTAAAGCTGTCCAGGTACCATCGTTACGTAAAAACTTGGTTGTATCACCACTAGGAGCCAGAATAGTTGCAGTACCCCAGTAAAATGTATTCCAAGCAGCAACACTAGTACCCAGGTTCATTTTAGTACCGCTAGAAGCTCTACCACTAAAGCTAGGTGCCGAATCTGTGATACTAGAAACTAAGACTCCTGCTGTGTAGCTATTATCAACACTATTAAATCCTGCTGCAATTGCTACTGCACTACCTTTAGAACTCATACCTGGTGCAGTAGCTCCTGGTATATTATGTGTTAATCGTAAGTCTGTTGCACCTGATTTATTAACATATAAGGAATTATCTTCATATGTTAAATAAGTACTTCCACTTAAACTGCTGGCAGTTCCTGTTTGTGAATAAAAAGGTATTTGATACTGTGCCGCACTATTTACATAGTTGTTACCAGCCAAATCTTTTAGTGCGGGCGCTCTAACTGCGTATTCAAATACATTGTCATCACCAGACACATATGCATCAAGTACATTATCAAAGCTACAACCAGCTAACTGTACTTTGTTATTACTATTAGCAAGGGTCATGCGTGCCGAGCTGGCACTATATCCGCCCAGTCCTTTAAATCCACAACCACTAATAAAGTTATTAAATCCACTGCCAGGAGTAGAATCCAGTAAAACGTTATTTGTTACATAACTAGCACCTACGCGTACAAAACTGCAACCATTAATATTATTGGTTACGCCAGGCTTAGCACTAGAACTTGTAATCCACAGGTCTGCAATACCTATGTTTGCTTCAAAATACACGCCATCAATTGAAATGCCAACAGCGCTTTCAGTTGCAGTACTGCCGCTTGGATCACTAATACGTAATCCCCAATTACTAGAACTGCCGTTGGTAGTACCATTAGCTTCGATAGCACCACCTTGCAAGGTAAGTACCCCAGGACCTAGTACCCAACCACCGTATAGCGAGTTAGCACCTACTTCGCAGTTTATCATAGTAAGAGCGTTTGGGTTACTGGCATAGCCTCCACCGATCCGTTCAACATGAAAACCACGCTGGTTAAAACGGAATTGGCAAGATACAATAGTTGATGCTAAAAAGTCGCTACCATAAAATCCATAAGCCCAGCCAGTAAACTGACAAGCTTCAATATAAACGTAAGCACCATCGTTGATGCTAACACCCTGCCCACTTTGTGAACCTACAAACGCTAAGTCGGTAATATGTGTGTATAAATTAGGGTTGGTAGAACCACTAATAGTTAACCCGTTTCCTGTGCCTGTTTGTTTAATTAAACTAGCACCTACACCATCACCAGCAAAATGTACTCGTGCTCCTGGGTCGTCGGCTCCAGCAGTATAAGTTAAGCTGCTGCTAATATTGTATACACCTCGCGGAAAATACACAGTACCACCAGTACTGCTAGCTGCATTAATAGCTGTTTGAATTGCTGTAGTGTCATTGGCAATACCATTACCTAGAGCACCGTATTCGCGCACATTGTATCTGCGGTCTACGTATCCGCCAGACTCAGGCACAGTTCCCCAACTGCCATCGCCCCGAAGAACTTTTGTTGTATCATTTGGAAAAGGCGTTAGGCGAACAATGCTTGGCGTACTTGAATAAGTAGTGTTTGTACCGTTTGTGAATGTTCCAGTAAACGTTCCAATAGTAGCAGAATTAGTACTTGATATGCTTCCTACTGTTGGGCGAGTTAGTATAAAACTTCCAGAAGCTAAAGTACCTGTACTTGATACCTGCCATACGTTATTTGTAGCTGCAGAAATTGCAACTACAAAAGATTGTATTGTATTAAAACTTTCTGCATCATACTCTAACAAGAAGCTATAAGTAACACCTTCAATTACAAAAGTATATAATAACTCTCCAGCTGTATTTAAATTTGTAAAATTAACTGTTAGTTTTGCAGCAGTACCACTGCTAGTAATAACACTAGAAGTTGTTGGAAAATCAATACCGCGTAAATACGCAATACCAGATTTACTGCCAGCTGCACCAGCAGTACCTGTTACTCCATCAAAAGCGTAGCCGTCACCAGTACCACCAGCAGCATATGCAGCTCCAGTACTTGCACCCATGTTAATTTGAAAACCTGGGTTACTATGTCCTGCACTATTTACATCAATACGAAAAGCAGCGTCAGGGTTACTGTTATTGGTAACGCTACCATAAAACAGTCTACCACTACCAGTAGAAGTGGCAGAATAAGCATTTGCACCTGCTAATGTATTACTTAATATATTAGAACCAGTGTTAGCACTACTTTCAATCCACACAGGATTTATAACATTTTGATTAGCACTAATCCCAATAACGGCAGTATCCTGTGTAGTACCACCAGAACCACCTAATGTTAGGAAACGAATGTTATTGCTAGTAAAAGCTTCTAATCTATTGCTAGGACTTCCGCCACTAGGTGTTTTATTAATTTCAATACGCTGAGCACCTGCGCTGCCAGTAACAAGACTACCACGTGCAGTAACATTGTTAAAGAAAGCATTACCAGTATCTCGTTGAATCTGCCAACCAGCATCTATAGCATTATAGTTGTCACTTTGAATGGTTGTGGGAAAGCCTTGTGTTAAATAAGGCGTACCCCAAGTAGTTGTATCTGACGGAGTATTATAAGTACCGTCTGCAGCCCACAAGCTTTCGCCTGCACCAGGTGTATCTATTGTACCACTCCAACCAGCAGGAAATGTTGTGTCTCCGCTGGTAGTAGTTGGATTAATTACTGGTGCTGCATCTTGTTGCAGTTGTGTTTTGTAAGCGATTCGGAAACTATCGCCTTTAATACCGCCCTCACCCTCTACGCGAATAGGTAGCTGCCAAGTAATATTTGTAGCACCGCTGGCTTTAGAACCAATACTTGCCCATAGCGGATCAGTACCTACGGGTACATCGTCAATGTCCGCATACCAACCAGCAGGAGTACTTGGACTAGGCTCTGGAGTATCTGGACGAATTGCTCCACGCTTAAATACCATGGTAACACTACTACCTGGAGTTGCTTGTACAGGCGTTGCACTTAGTTCTGCAGAAATTGTTTGTACAGTTTCGTCAATATCACTAATAAAAGCATACCTAACATAGTAAACGGTACCAGGTACTAGTGGTGTTGGTGTTGGTGTACCGTTTGGTAATTCATTGATAACAATGGACAGACTTAATCCATCAAATACCTGATTTGCCCCCACAGAACCAGTATCTACAGGAGTAAATCCAGCAGTAGCAGAACACCATACTTTTACTTTAACTAAGTCATCACGTACGTCGTACGTTCTGATAGTATCATATGGTGTGTCTAACTTTAATATTAACGAATTTACGCCTGCGGATAAGGTTGCTGACATATTAATCCTT